TCAGGAATGAATCCAACAAGTGCTAATGAACTTGTGATTGCATATAAAAACTTATAAAAAAATAAATCGTGGGAATTGATTTGTGATAGAATTGATTCCCACACAAAATCAAAAACAAGGAGAAATAAACATGATAGACAATGTGAAGGTAATTAATTACTTACAAGATAGAATCAAAGAATATAAATCAGGTGATTCTAAAATAACCCACGAAGACCATAAGTCTGATATTGCAACTCTAAACTTTTACAAAGAGCATTTAGGGAAACTGAATTCTTAGCAATGGGTTGCTGAGAAGTAACATGAGATGTTATAGAACAGGTGGGTTGTGACATTCCCATCTGTTACATCTAAGGAGAATAAAATGACTGACAATGTAAATCATCCTAAACATTACACACAAGGTAAGATTGAAGTAATCGATTTTATCCTAGACCAAAAGATGCCTTATCTTGAATCCAATGTCCTGAAGTATATTTGTAGACACAGATATAAGAATGGATTAGAGGATTTAAAAAAGGCTCAATGGTACATTAATAAATTAATAGAAGTGACTGAAAATGAAACATAATTCTGATTTTAGATATGACCTAGAGACAGGTGTGTTAGCTGAAGAAGAATACAGTAAAATATTAAAAGATTTATATGATGGTAAACATGAAGTCAAAGCAGAACAAGATAAATGGAAAGAAACAGGAAACATGTTTGTTGAATTTAAATCTAGAAATAAAGACAGTGGCATAACAACTACAAAATCTGACCATTGGGTTGTATCTTTTTATAAAAAAGAAAAATTGTGTTTCACTTTATCTGTTCCGATTGAGAACATGAAAAAGATTGCTAGAAAATATTATCAAGCAGGAAAGATTGCTGAAGGTGGTGATGAGAATACTTCAAGAGGTATTTTAGTACCAATCAGTGCAGTATTGTATTTTAACTACTAGGAGATAAAAATGAGCTATCAAATAATTGAAATAACCAATAAATCAACAGGTGCAGTAGCATCTAAATACAGAGGATTTTTCGGTGGTAAACATGACACCGAAGAAGAAGCAAATGATATATGTAGTATATTAAATTACCATAGAGGTGATAATGTACATTACATAGTTCAACAGGAGAATAACAATGAAAGATAAAATACTAGAAATATATGAGCAACATCAAGATACCATCAAATGTGTGGTATTTATCTCAATAATAGCTATATTTTGGGATATTGTGCTATAATTAGTTATATTTCTCCGAATATGAGGAGCTAGAATACCCTATTTTAGCTCCTTTTTAATGTCTAGGGTACTTTGGTACCACCCAAAATTTAAAGCCCATAAAATCGATTATAGGGATTCTGTGCAGGAAAATGTGATTCCATAGAGTGATACATTGTTAGCATTCCATCCTAATTCATTAGAATCCATTCTCATGACTGCTTTGGTATTAGAATAAGTTACAACATCATCATCTGTAAGTGCTGTTTTAAGTGATGGCTCGATTTGTAATGTAGCATTACCTGAACCATCTGATGTGATATCAGCTACTATCATATGAAGTTTAGATGATGCACCTGAGCCAAATTGTACATAATCACCTTTCTTAAATATCACTGTAGATACATCAGCACCATCTACTACAACATCGTATGCTCCAACTGAATGGTCTCCATTAACTGATATAACTGTAGTTGCTCCACCTTGTATGGTTTTAGCATCAGGGTCTCCAAGTAAGAATGTTCCAAATCTGCCATTGAGTTGCATAAAGAATGACTGCCATGCTCCTGCATCTGCCCTGTTCATTGGTGGTAATGTAACTGTTGTCTGCCAAACTGAGCCTTGATATTTTGCTACTTGCTGACCATAGGTAAATGGTGATTCAGTATAAGCAACTGCTCTAATAATTCTCCATTCACTTGTAACAAAGTTAGATGGAGATGTTGGTAATGTTAAAGGATAACTTGGCTCTGCCATAACTATGCTCCGAATGTTCTAGCAAATGCACCACCACGACTTCTTTGTTCTGCTACTGCATTTATTGTTTCTTGTTTGATTGTTGGTAGAAGATTTAAGACTTCTGCTCTTACTGTTGGTACAACACCTGTGCTAAATGATATTGATTGATTAACTACAACTCCACTACCACCTAATTCGTTATTAGGAATTATGTTTCCTGCTGTTTTAGGTACAAATAACTCAGCACCTCTTTCACCTACCATGTAAGGTTTGTTTGGTGGAGTATAACCACCATTTGCAAATCCTAAGAATGAGCCAACTGAACTTACTAAACCACCTAAACCACCACCTAAAGATGCACCTATGCCACCTTTTTGTTTTTCCTGATATTCAGTTAATGATGCAGTTAAACTATCTATCAAAGGTTTTATAATTAATATTTGTGCTATTGTTGAAATAATCTGTGATGTTACATCTTGGAATATATTCTTCATAGCATCACCAAAATCCTGACCTTTAGCTATTGAATCACCGAAAGCATCGGAAATAGATTGTCCTGCATCTTCAAATGTTTTATTTACTTCTTGAACTATTTCTTTTAGTTCACCTTCTGTTATGATGACATTTTTTGTTATTTCGGCAGTTTTTTGTTTAGCATCATTTAAATTAAGAACTTTATCACCATAAATATCTATGAGCTTCAAGATTCCATTTAAGTTTGCAATTTCATCTTTTTGTACTCTTACTACTTTCTTTTCTGTTTTTTCTACTCTATCAAAACCTGCTTGAAGTGCTATTAAAGATACAGTTAAACCTCTTACTACCACGTTTGCTTTTGCAAATGCTGTAATAACTTTTGCTACTACAGTTGTTGCTAAGAATATTCCTAATGCTTCTACTGTGGTTTTTATTGTTTCAAAGTTTTCTACAATGATGCTTGTAAGGTTAGCTAATGATTTACCAACCTCAGAGCCAAACTTAACTATTTCATCTTGACTGTTTGCAAGTGCATTATTTAAATCACCAAACTGAGCCTTTAGCTCAACCATAAATTCATCTGCAATTGCTTTTCTGAATTGAAATAGTTTATCTTCAAGCATAGATAAAGTACCTGTTAAAGTGTTTGCTAAATCATCTGTTACATTTCCAAACTCTCCACCTTTACCAAATACTTCTTTAAATCTTTTTACAGTTTCATTGATTGAGACTTCAGCACCCACTTGGAATCCAAGCATTGACCTGACACCTCTTTCTCTGAATACATCAGCAGATGCTATACCACCTGAGAACGACCTTTGAATTTGTTCAGCAGTTTGTTGGAATGATAAACCTGTAGCACCTGCTACATTACCTGTTATCTCTAATAACTCTGCAAGTTCTTCTGCATCTTCTGCTACTACTGCAAGATTACCTGATGCACCTTGTATTTCTGCTAATGTGAATGGTACTTTACTAGCAAACTTGACCATTTGGTCAAATGCTCTAGAGCCTTCTTCTGCTGTACCGAATAATGCTTTTAGTCTTACTTGTAAGTCTTCGATTTGTCTTCCGACATCAACTACTTGTTTGATTTGATATGCACCAAATGCTGTAGCAAATAAACCACCGAATGTGATTACTTTTCCACCTATGTTGCTAAGAGTTGTGCCAAACTTCTTGAATTCGTTTGACATCTTGCTAGATGATTTTTTGACTTCGTTGTTTGCTTTATCAAGACCTCGTTTTAAGTCTGATAAATCTGCTTCAATTTTAACTAATAACTTATCTAATTCCATGTCTAGTTGTCAGGGTACATTTCCTTTAATCGTTCCAAATCAGATTTGTCCATAGGCTCTGATTTCTTACCTGTATTGTATTCTGTAAATCCTTTTATAGCTAGAGTGATTTCCTTAATAGACATATCCCACACTTGCTGTGGTGATAGATGCATCATACCAACACATATTTCAAGCCACCTTTCTACAGGTAGCTCGTAATCATCATTTAAGGATTGCTTTTTTTTTCTGTATTATCAGGGTCTACATTAAGTGCTAATGTAAGTAACTCACCTGTTAATTTCATTGATTCAACTAAACCAATCTCAGATACATGTTTTTTAATATCAGATTCATTTATATCATTACCACCTGCTCTGATAGCAAGAGTTAAAATAGTTATGATATCTAATAAAGTAATATCTGCTGTAGTTAGTTTATTACCTACTTTAAGAATAGATGTGCCTAATGCTTCTTCTATTCTCATGATGGTATCTAATGACATACGAGCTTTGTATGTCTTGTCTTTGAAATTAAGAATCTTCTCTGCTTTCAACGAATTGACTGTCATTACTTTTCTCCTTTTTAATTTTCATTCTGATTATCTCATCTCTACCACCAACATTTGTAGCACTAAAGATGAGATATTTTTCCTTATCTATTTTCATAACACCTAAGTTATCCCAACCATCAAAGAATGGCAGTTCAACTTCTGATTGGTCAGAACCTAGATTAACTTTAGCATTAATCTTTTTTTTATTTACAGTTACTTCTGTATCAATCCACATTAGACAGTAGCAATAGTTATTTCACCTGCTGATTCAAATGTAAGTGAATACTGAGCTGAATCATTATAAGTACCACTATATTCAATAGCTGTTACTTGGAATGAGCCTGTAAAAGTATTGTAATCAGGCACTATGAATTGATAGTTAGTAAATGTAGCACTATCAAAATCACTTAATACTGTTTGATGTGATGCTGAATCATCAAATACACCACTACCTGAAATTGTAAAAGATTTAATTCCACCTTGTGCTAGAAGTTCTCTAACTCTAGATGAATCTTTTGTTGTAACATCAACTGTTTCTTGGTTGATTGAAATTGAAGTATCTCTTAGTCCACCAATAGTTGTAAATGCTTCAGGTGAAGCACCATCTCCAACTTTGACTAATACCTCTGCACCTTTTTGTACTGCCATTTTTTATTACCTCTAATTATCGTAAATTGTAAAATTAATATTAACTATACCATGTCTTGTGATTCCATCTGCTTCTACGAGAGTTGTTGCACTATTGACATAACTCATAACAGAATCAGCACCTGACACAGAGATTGTAACATTATTCGTTAAATTGTAAATT